TATAGCATAAACGGAGGGAAATTATGAGTACTTTATATGAATTAACTACAGATTTATTAGAAATAGAAGAAGGTTTAACAGAAACAACAGGAAATGAAACTGAAAAACTAGAGGAAATAAAAGAAATAATAAAACAAGAGATACAAAATAAAAACACTAGGATAGTTTCAGTAATATTAAACATTGACAGTGATATAAACTCTATAGATTCAGAGATTAAAAGATTGCAAGAGTTAAAAAGGGTCAAAAAGAATACTCTTGATAGATTAAAAAGCAATATAAAAGACTGTATGGAATTACTTGGTACTAAAAAAGTAGAAACAGTTTTAGGAAATATAAGTATAAGAAAGTCAGCAGGTAGCTTAGTCATAGAAGATGAAGAAAAGATACCTGCTATATATAAAACAGTAGAGCAAGTTGTAAAAGTAGATAAGAATACCATTAAAGATTTTATTAAAAAAGGTCATGAGGTTGAAGGTTGCAGGATTGAATATGGAACTACACTAACAATTCCAAAAGCTAAAAAAGAGTAGGTGAGGACCATGGAAATTAATAATATTTACATTAAATTGATGGATGTAAGAGTTAAATTTAGTAAGTTGAATCTAAAGAAAAGTGGAGAAAATAAGTTCGCTAACTTCAAGTATTTTGAGTTAGCAGACTTTCTACCACAAGCAACTGGATTACTTGAAGAAGCTAAGCTATGCCCTATAGTGACCTTTACAAATGAATATGCAACTCTAACATTAATTAATGGAGAAAACCCATCAGAACAGATTGTATTTACTTCTCCCATGAGAGATTTACAACTTAAAGGTTCTAATGAATTACAGGCACTAGGAGGTATAGAAACCTATCAAACTAGATATTTGTATATTCAGTTACTAAATATAACTGAAAATGATAGTTTTGACGCAGTAAGTGGAAAAGAGGAATCTAAAAGCAATTCTAATAACAATGTTAAACAAAGTAACAGAATATTGACTGATAAACAACTAACTAGATTATATGCAATAGCTAATAGTGTTGGAGTTAATAAAGCATTATTAAAAGAACAGGTTTTTAAACAGCTAGGAAAAGATATAAAGGATTTAAATAAGAGTGAATATGATGCTGTTTGTGCAGCATATGAGAAACAAGCCTTTAAGGGTGCATAACAGGAGGTGATAGAGTGGCAGTTTTCAGACAGATATATACAAGCTTTTGGACTGACCCAAAGGTACAAGAGGAGTGGACACCAGAAGATAAATTTTTCTTTATACTTCTTCTTAGTAATCCTCAAACAACACAAATAGGAGTTTACCAAGTAACTAAAAAACAACTAGCATTTTGGATGGGGTACTCAGAAGAAAGTATAAGAGCATTAATGGATAGATTCGTAAATCACCATAAGTGTATTAAATATAATCCCGATACTAGAGAAATTGCCATAAAAAACTGGGGCAAATATAACTTAACTAAAGGTGGTAAACCAATTATAGATTTACTTAATAAAGAACTCAAAGAAGTTAAAGATATTGAGTTAATAAAATATGTAATTCCATCAATAGAAAAATCAGATATAAGAAAAATATTTGAGGATTATTACGAAATGGCTAAAAATGGGGATTCTTACGATACGTCGACGATACGTGAACGAGTCGTACCACGATACGGGGACAATAACAATAAGAATAACAATAAGAATAACAATAAGAATAACAACAACAATAAGGATGATTCGGTGGTTGTGGATAAAATAAAACAATACTTTGATTTAGAATCTAAAGACATTGAAAAAATTGTTGATATATTCATACATACAGGAAGAGGAATTGACTATTTAGAGGAAAAACTAAGGTTGGTAAAAAATACAGATGGAGTAAAAAGTATTACAGGCTATCTCATAAAAGCATTAGAAGAAGATTATAAGCCTATACCAAGTAGAAAAAATAAGACTAAGTTTCATAATTTTAACGAGACATTTACTAAGTATACGTCTGATGAACTAGACGAGATTATTAAAAAGAGTCAAAAAGAGAAGTTCAGTTGAATTAAATAGTCTAGGGAGTAGTTATACAATATTACTTCCTAGGAGTTAAAAAATATTGGAGGGATAGAAATGATAATAATTAGAAGTCAAGATAGATTAGATTTAATGAGAGTTAATAGAGTTGAAATAGGTTTTAATCAAGTGTATGCAATACTTGAAAATGATATTAGAAAAATAGGTGAATATGAAAGTATTGAAAGAGCTATGCAAGTGTTAAATGATATACAGAAGTTTATTGAAAATGGAGTAAGAACAGATTATATAGATTCTTGTAGAGTTAGACATAATCAAGAGAAAGTATTTGAAATGCCATTTGAATAAAAAGGGGGGAACTAAATATGGCTAAGGTTTGGGTGGATGCAGGAACATTTTTAGAAAGAACTAAGGATATAGAAGATATGTTTGAATTTAATCTAAGAAAAGTAAGAGATAGAAATAAAAAAATAAATGTAATTGATTTGCGTGTAAATAATGAGGGGCAAGGAAGAAAAGGTAAAAAAGTAGAGTGTTTTAATATTGTGACTGGAGAAACTAAAGTATTTAATACTGCTGTTGAAGCAAGTAAATACGTATATTTTACAGATGTTTATATTGCTCATTTAGCAAGAACAGGTAAGGTTTCTAAAAATGGATGGAAAGCTAGATATATTCAAGAGGTGACAGATGGTATTGGCAAATGTGGAACAAGTAATTAAGTTAGCTGAAAAGATATTAAATAAGAAAAAGTGTTCTGTTAATAAAGCTATTGATATAGTTATAAAAATATTAAGTAAATATGAGTGCGAGGGGATGTTAAGAAATGAGTTTAATTAAGTATAGAGGTTATGATTTTGAGAACGAAAAGTGGATTTATTCAGCAACAATAATGTGGAGCAATATACTTGAATGTTTAGTTATGTTGACAGAGGGTTGCAAATGGCAGAAAGTCTCTAATGTTGGGGTATGCTCTGGAGAATGGGCTAGAAACAATCAAGAAATTTGTGAGGGGGATATATTGAAAGGATATGATAATTTCCATGACACAAGCCAATATGGAGTTGTAAAAAGGGATATTGGTAGTATTAAGTTATATTTGGAATGGCATTATTTAAAGAAACTTGAAGGAGAATGGATAGAGCTTATAAATAAAACAGAAATATATCATAGCAGAGATTACAAAATAGTTGGTAATGAATATGAGAACTTAGAGGAAGTCAGAACAGAGTTCTTAGAACGTAAGGAGAGTCTTGAGAATGAATATCTTAGCTAGTGCGATATTAGTAATAGGAAGTTTTATAGCTGGTAGAGTTTATGAGTATAGATTGAATCTAAAAGAGTGTGAAAATTGCGACAATAAAAGAGGTGTATAAGAATGGATGATAGATTAGAAATGATAAATGCTTCTGTAAATTATATACAGATGATATGTGAAAGTTCAAATATAGCTATTATAGCAGAGCGAGGAAGAGTTAGAATATTAGATTTAGAAACTAAAGAAAAATATGATTTATTAAAAAATAAACTCGAGGAAATGTTAGAAGAAATATAAGTGAAAATATCTAATTAAGACAGTTTAGAGAGTTACAAAATATCTTTTAGTATAAATTATTGTTGAAGTGTTTTGTGACTCTCAAAAATGAAAATAAGGAGGCGTTGTATTGCTTACATTTTTAGATTTATTCGCAGGGATAGGTGGCTTTAGGCTAGGGATGGAAAAAGCAGGACATAAATGTTTGGGACATTGCGAATATGATAAATTCGCAAATTTAAGTTATAATGCCATGCACAAACCGAAGGAGGATGAATGGTTTGAAAGAGATATTAGAGAAATTAGAACAGAAAATATCCCAAGAGCAGATGTCTGGTGTTTTGGATTCCCATGTCAAGACATTTCTGTTGCAGGGAAACAATTTGGATTCAGAGGAGAACGTTCAAGTTTATTTTTTACAGTTACAAAACTTATTAGAGAACTCAAAGAAGAAGATAGACCCAAGTATTTACTTATTGAAAACGTTAAAAATCTACTTAGTGTTAATGGAGGATTTGATTTCCTCAAAGTTCTCGTTGAACTGGATGAAATCGGCTATGATGCAGAGTGGCAAGTTCTTAATTCTAAAAACTTCGGAGTACCCCAAAATAGAGAACGAATATTCATTGTTGGACATTTTAGAGGACGAAGTACACGAAAAGTATTTCCTATCGAAAGAAAAAGTAGAAAAAATCTTGAGCAACTAAATAATCCAACTCATAGTACAAATAGAATTTATGATGCAGTTGGAATTGCTAGATGTATTAGAAGTCAGGCAGGAGGTGGAGGTGCTAAAACAGGTCTATACTTTATAGACTTAAATAAAAACTCTAAAGTAACAATAAATGCTAGATGCCTTAAAGCAAAATATAATGCAGGTGTGACAAATAGAAATTGTGATAATAGTGGAGTTTTAGTTAATGCAGTTTTAACGCCCGATAGGGTAAATAAAAGACAAAATGGTCGTAGAATTAAAGAAAGCGGAGAAACAATGTTCACATTGACAGCTCAAGATAAACATGGAATTTTGAAAAATGGAGATATAAGAAGGTTAACACCAAAGGAATGCTTTAGGTTGCAAGGATTTCCGGATAAATATTACGAAAGAGCAGCAAGTGTATGCTCAGATAGTCAACTGTACAAGCAAGCAGGAAATGCTGTTACTGCAAATGTTGTATATGAAATAGCAAAAAGAATGGGCTAAAAGTTGCAAAATGTCTTTTAGTATGAATATTTTTGAAGTGTTTTGTAACTCTCAAAAATGAAAAT